TAGACAACACGCCGTTAGACGAGTTACCAGTTGCTGTAGAACCGGCCAAGTTAGAAATGGTCATGTTAAGACCAATCATTGAAGGCGCGGCAGAGCCGATAGTGGTGCCACCTTGGGATGTCACGACAGCGCATTTAAAAATGGTGTCAGGATCATCAACCACGATTGCAACACAGTCTCCAGCCAAAGTCGAAGCAGGCCAGTATTGGCTGAACGTCTTTTGCTTGGTGATTGGGTTTGTAAACGAGCAGCCCAAAAAGATGCCGGTTTGGCCGTAGTTAACAGCACCGGTAGCAGCAGTGCCGCCATCAGTAACTGCCAAACGGGTCACAAAACCACGTGTAATAGAGACAAAATCCCCGTAAAAAATGTTGGTGGCATAGCCATACTGAATAGGCAAATTACGAGTAGAACCCGCAAATACCTGTCCACCAATCAAGTTAACGGGCGTTAGGCCGTAGGGGGCCGATACCGTTGGATAAGCCATTTAAGACTCCTTGAAAATGTTTAAATACCTTTACCGAAAGTGACTTTGGAGCTGCGTTCTTTGAACATGGGCATCCGTGGGTCATTTTCGCGCATGAAAGTGTTGTCCACTGATTGCATTTGCGCATCTGCCTGTTGGCGGTAATACGCATCACGCTGTTCAGCAAACTCCAAAGGTGTTTTGCAAAGCAACAAACCGCCTACTTCTACACTATCAGGGAACCGACCGTCGGGTTCACCAAAAATGCGGATTTCAGGATGGTCAGAAGCCTTAACAGGTTCCCAGCCTTCGCGTAACTTGGAGGAAAGGTTAGTGGCGTCAGCCTTGTTCAACGTGCTAATACGAATCCAGCGATACGCATAACCCGGCTCTGGAGTTGGGTCGGGCAAGAGTTGCGGGGGCATCCATTGTTTTGGGCGCTCCGCTTTGTCGCGGGTTTCAAGATCACGAGTAGGACGTGCAGCTTTTTCCATTTTCATTTCCCTAATTCATTAGCAACCGCACGGGCGTACTGTTCATTTGTCAGTCCTAACCGCTTGGCGAGATTTACCTGTGACTGCTTAAGCACGATTTTTTGAGGCGCTGTGCTACGGGTTGCAGGTGCTACGTTGTTGGATTTAGTACGTTGAGGTTTCGCATCAACGGACTCATCGGCTCCAAACTGGTCCGAGAATCTTGACCTAATGTCAGCGTCGATACGTCGATAGTATTCGGCGCTGCCAGCAGGAATTCCTTCGCCAACCAAATCTTCATGAACACCTAAAGCATAGGCAGTCATCCGCTTATTGCTTCCAAACCACTGGTTATTTTCTTGCCAAGCAAGTAGTTTTTCATCAACAGGCGCTTGTTGAGCTGGCTGTGGGTTACTTTGTACCGCAGTTTCTCGCGGTTGTAAAGGGGTGGGCTTAAAATTATTTACTTTATCTGCCCTGATCTTGGCATTAGTAAGTGCTTCTTGCGCTTCCACCAGCTTTTCAGAATCCCCGGATTCATAGGCTTCTTTGTATTGACGCTTGGCTTCATCAATTTCATTACTGACAACCCGTTTGGCTTGTTCCAATAAAGCAGTTTGATTTTGGTTAACAGAACCTTTGAGTTGTTCATTTTCAGCCAATAAAGATTGAGCAAATTTAAATGCTTCATCTTTTTCGCGCTGAGCAGCTTCTTTGGCTCGACGCTCTTCGTGATATCCCTTGGTAAAATGCTTGATGCGTTTTTGAACGCCCTCATCGTATTTTGTTAACTCGTCGTCGTTAAATTCCTTTGGCGGCTCAGTCATTGGTTTACGATTGCGGTCTTCTGGAGGTGTATCGTCTACAACCTCAATCTCCGGCTTATCGTCTTCTGGTTTATCCACTCGGCCTACAGCGCGGGGGTTATCCAACTCTTCGTCTGGAAAAGTAAATTCGGTTTTTTCAATTTCAGCCATGATTACTCCTTATGGACGTTGCACACCACGGGGGTCCTGAATGACCGCCTGCACCGAGTCGTCGTTAATAAGCCGCCACTCAGTCCCGTGGATTTTCATCCGGGTGCCGGTATTGGGCCGCGTAATAATAAAATCACCGACTTTGCAAGACGGACCAGATGGAAATCGGTCTTTGTCCGCAAATGCGTCGGGTCCAATCTTTGCCACAAATAACACTGGAGACAGCAGCTCTTCGTGCATCATGGTCTGGCTGGCTTTTAACAAACCACCTTCATATTCCTCTTCTGCTTGGGGTAGCATACAAAGAATATGGTAAGTCGCGGGATCAGGAATTTGCTTGGCTTTTACTTCAACGGGTTTGTTGAGAATGCCAGACAAGTCCACGGCTTTAATATCAAATTCAGTCATTGTCATTTTCTTTCAGTTTACGCACGAGGTCACCAAGTTCGTACTGAGCGAGTTGGAGACCCCGGATGGTCCCGCTCAGTTCTTTGTAGTGATCGAAGGATTTCGCACCTCCATCACACAAAACCGCCCTAAAGCCCTCGACTTGAGCTTCAAGTTTTTTATTTAACAATTCAAAAATTTTCGGATCCATCATTTACCTTTCGGTTGATTAGCTCGGGCCATAGCTATGGCGGCTTGAACGCGGGCCTGCTGCTGGGCTTGCGCTAATTTTTGCTGGTGCGCTTGATCTTGTTGACTTAAGCCAACTGCATGTTGTTGAGCCGCTTGCTGTTGCTGTTGTGCTTGCATCGCCATCTCTTGCTGATGGCGCTGAGCCATTTGCTGCATCTCTTGTTGATGACGCTGCGCAATCATGGCCGGGTCTTCCCCTTGCTTGGACGCCAACTCTTGCTGTTTAAGTTGTAGTTCGGCTTGTTTAATCTGCAAATCGCCATCAACTTTTTTGGCCTTGGTTTGAGCTTCAGCTTGTTTAATCTGCAATTCTTGTTGTTGCATCTGAACGATGGGGTCTTGCTGTTGTTGCTGCGCTTGCTGTTGAGCAGCTTTGGCTTTATCAACTTGCAACAACTGAGTGGCTGCTTGTGCCACCAGTTTGGAAATTTGCACTTCCATTTCCTTGGGCATTTCTGCATCGGGCTCTGGCAAAGTAGCGCCCAGTTGTTCTTGCAGTTTAGTGCGGTACTGAAACGCAACGTGTTCTGCAACGTGCGCCATGATGGCCGCTTGCATTTGCTGGGCCATTGGATTTTGGCCAATCTGAGCCATGATTACTGGGTCTTGCATCATGCTGGTGTGAACAGCAATGTGTGCGTCATGATCTTGGTAAATAAATGCCTTAGTTGGTTTGCCAGTTAAAAAACTCATGTTCTCTGACACGGGGTCGCGGGGCTTCTGGTCTTCCGGCAACGGCACCAACTTATCGGCATTCTTAATGCCTAGCACCTCAATCATCTGGCGGTGCAACTGGGGCAGGTCATAAATCTGAGGGGCACCTTGGGCTAACTGAATAACAGCTTGGTACTGCATGATCCGTTGCGCCATTGTCGAGCTGTTGGGGTCCGACACTGGGATGACCGACACCATGTCGTAGTCAGCCTTTTTTGCTTTACGATCGCCACTGGCTGGATCAAAACTGTAAGTTTCTGGGGTGTTATCTCGGATAATGTCGCGCAGCAGTTGAAACTCTTGCTTCATGCTGTAGTGAACACGAGCCTGTACCGCGCTCATAGTCTTAAGCTGGCGCTCAAGCAAAGCCAAGGTAGTTCCCACTGGTGCGTTTGCGCTCATGTCGCTGATGTTCATGTCAGCAATAGAACCTAAACGCCGGCCTTCGTCTGTAAGCTGGTTAAGCAACGACAGAAGAACTTGGCTTGGCTCTTTATATGGCAAAGCCATGATGTTGTCGCGGATTGAGCCGCTTGGAACGTCAACATCACGGAATTCGCCTGGAGCAATTGGAGTGTCATCCCCTTTTGTGCGCAAACCACGGGTTTTTAGGCCGCCGGGCAGGTTGGAAAGCGTGCCGGCATCAACCAACTGGCGAATAATTGAAGTTCCTGCACGCGCATAGCCTCCAATCAGATTAATCAAGCCAATTCCGTAGGGGCCAAAGCCAGGAATGTACGTATATTGAACAAAATGCTGGCGTTTTGCTTTTTGTTTGTCGCTTTCCGTCCAATTACGGTACACGGACAGCACTTTTGTAGTGGCTCGGTCAATAGAAACTACGTAAGGACGGGCAATTTCATCCTCGTCCTCGTAGCCGGGCACGTCGTAGTCAATATGCACTTCAACAATTTGATATCGGTCGTCGTCAGTAAGAGAATAACCTTGGTCTTCGGCTTTTTTCTTCTCTACGTCAGTATGAATTTGAGTGGGCTCACCCAGATCAACATCGCGGTAGAAGCCAGAGACTTGTAATTTGCGAATGTCGTTTTTGGTTTTGCGCATAATGTGCGCAACACGCTCAGCCGTATTGGAATCCGAAGAGCCGTAGGGAATGATGATGTCTTCAGAAGGGACAAAGCTGGAAGTTTGCCGGTTAAGAGCCGGGTCAAAGTACACTTTTTTGAACGCACTACCAGCCAAACCCAAAGAGTAAAGCATCTTCTCATGTTCGGGCCGATACTCTGTCATCACCTCTGTCAATTGGTAGTTCATGTCATCGCGAACGCGCCCTGCAGCCTCTTCCTTGAGCTGGTCAATCGCCCCAACAATTTCAGTTTTAACGGGGCCTGCAGCCGGAAAAGTTTCAATGATACTTTCGCTCTGGAAGCGAATGGCAGCTTCGGTAAGTACAGTGCTAAATACCCCGCAGGCACCACTCCATGGCTCGGTACGCTCTTCGTACTTCATACCCAAAACATCAAGACCTTTGACGTAGGCATCTACCCAATCTTTACGGCTGTTAATATCTGCGTCAACCAGCTCAATAATTTCACTGCCCATTTTTTGCAGCTCATCCTCGTCCATGAACTCTGCAAGGTTGGCATCAAAATCTTCGCCACTTTCTTCAGGCATCATGTCAATCTGCATACCGTCTATGCCAATATGCACATCATCTGGGTTGTCAATCACAATTTCAATACCTGGGCCTTCCTCAAAATCTTGGGGCTGCGGAGTTAATGCGTCCAGACCCAAAGGAACCTGACTAAGTGATTGTACGATGCTCATAGTGTGCCTTAATAGTAAGAAGCTTTACGTCGAAAGTTTGGCGTTTCTTCACGTTCATCGGATTCTAATCTAAGGAATCCACCTTGTCGAAACCTTGTAACGGCCATAACAGCGGTGTCAGCTAAGTCATCATGCGAAGCATTTGGGAAAGCTGCCATCTGGTCAATTAATTCCCTAGCCCATCTTGTATCTGGTGCCCAAACTTTTCCCGATTGAAAGATTGGAGCCACTGTATTCATGCGGGAAATCTTGTCGTTTGCCTGCTGTCTTGTTCCGCGACTAGGCGTATACCCACGGACAAACAAACCTTCTTGCTGGTTTAGCTCTTGGATCAAAGAAGCGCCAGCGGCTTTAGCTTCAATAATACAGTCATCCGGCTCCCACTCAAGATAATGGCTTCGGGCTTTTTCTTTCAGCTCAGGAAACTCCATCCTCTTTTGAAAAGAGTCCAACAAAATAATGTGGGTGTCACTTTCATTTTCATTCATAAAGAAAATGCCCCACGTTGTGCAGGCCGAAAAGTCGGAGCGTTCGTTTTTTGTAAACGCAGTATCCCAAGCCTGGATAATAAATTGACAGCGGGGCGGCTCGTCTTTGGTCCACATGTTCCACCACTCTCTCTTAATGATCGCGCCCTCTTCGCCGGTGGGCTGTTGCTGGTACTGAGCATTCCACTTAGCCGGAGACAATTCTTCTTTAAGTGCTTCGAGCTGATCCAGCGGCCAGAACTCAGGCCATAGGGAATTACCACTCGGCATAATCGCCGGCAGTTCAACGACATCCCACTCGTCCGGTCTTCCTCTTTCAACCGAGTCCTGAATCACTCTCCCGATCAAATCTTTTTCCGACCATCTGGTGGCTATAATGATAATTGCCCCGTTAGGCTGGAGACGCTGACGAGGGCCAGAGGTGTACCACTCATACGATTTGTCGTACACACTGGGATCGTGCGCAGCTAAAGCGGCCTCTTGTTCCGTGTGCGGATCGTCAATGATAACTAGGTCCGCACCCCGTCCAGTCATCGTACCACCTACACCGATAGCAAAATATTCCCCGTCCTTATTAGTGCTCCAACGACCCGCAGCTTTACTGTCCTGCCTCAGGGTTACATCTGGAAACACCTCAGCATACTGCTCACC